TCGAGCAGATTGATGAATTATCAAAATCCACTATTGGTTCATATATCAAGAAAGCTAAAGGCTCCGCAATTGGCGCTGCTCAAGTTACAGGTATGGGCAGTAGCATGACTGGTCAAAAGACTCAAGACAAAGCTGAACGAAAAGTTCAAAAGCGTGCAGCTGGTATTAACAAAGCTGTTGATCGTTTGACTAAAGAAGATCTAGAAGTTGATATTCTAGACGAAGCAGTTGAATCTGGCAACAAGGGTAATGGCTATCATGGTCAGCACGACTCTGAAGTTGCTGACAAGAAATACTCTGCAATGCATGCTAAGGTCAAGAAGGTCGCTGGTGAAGCAGGTCACCTACGTGACGCTAAAAAACCAAACGTAATGGTTAAGCACTACTTGGATTCTAAGCATGGTCGTCATCTAGCAGGTAATGAGCATGACCATGAGTATATCAAGAAAGACTTCGGCAGATTTAAGAAGGCTTACAAGCCAGAACTGCACGAAGGTGTTGACTTCGACGAAGAAGGAAATCTAATGGCAGAAAAACTAAAGTTTAGCGACTTTATCGCTAAGATTAACGAACAGCTACTAGAGTATGAATCTGATAGCTCTGGCGTATATCGTCATACAAAGAAAGCTACATACGGCACATCTTATCAAGGTGATGACGATGAAGACGATAAGCCAAAGAAAGCCGAACCTGCTGTGAAGCGTGGTCGTGGTCGTCCAGCTGGATCTTATAGTGGCACATACAAAGCTCGTTCAGCCGAGACAAAAGCAGCAGCTGCTGCAAAAGCTGCAGCAACTAAAGCTGCTAACAAGAACAAGTAATCAAGTCCAAATCTAAGGAGAATTAAAATGGCACTATGGTCTAACACTGATACTAATGCTTCTAAGCCAAAGTATCTAAACACTGCTGACAAAGCTGCTACTCTAGGCGTAAGCGTAGCTGAAGCGCAAACTGCAGGCAACATCGCTAAGGGTATCAACACTCCAGGTTGGGTTAAGTATACCACTTACACTGATGCTCAAGGTAACACTCGTAACAAGTCTGAAGTTCTAGTTGCTATGGCTTCTATTACTGGTGATAACGATACTATCGATCCAGATCCAGTAGGCTCAATCACTACTCAACCAGCTAACGTAACTGCTGCTGGTGGTGTAGATGCTGTGTTCACTGTTGTTGCTACATCAACACCAGTAGCAACTCTATCTTATCAGTGGCAAGTTTCTACTGATGGCGTTTCTTACGTCAACGTCTCTGGTGCAACTGCAGCTACTCTGACTGTAGCAAGCACTAGCCCTAACTATGTCGACGGTAACTACTTCCGTGTTGCCGTAACACCAGTTGGTGGCGCAGCTGTTATTTCTAACGCAGCTACTCTAACTGTCACTGCCTAATAAATAATGATACAGAGGGGAGATGGCTCCCCTCTATTTTGATGTGAAGGTTATTGGTTGAATGCTACACGAAAAACTGAGTGAGAGTAATTTCCTACTTTATGCGATGCACCACTACGACAATCCGCAGTGTCATAGCATAGAGGAGTTTGAAGAAGACTTAAAGAAATTTCTCTATCTCAAAAAATTATTTTCTCGTTATAAAAAAGATGGTGAGTTGAGAGAGCGATTGATTCTCAACCACATCATTGTATTGTATAACGTGTTTGGTGATGCGACAACCGATATGCTATTCTACAAGATAGATGAAGAATGTTGGAGTTCTTTGATTACGTTTTTGGTTTACCTAGAACGTATGCCAGAAACGTTGCCAAAGTACTCGATCAAATTATCTGATATTGCGTTGGATGAAAATATAATTTCTGTTCTAAGGAAGATTTAATGTCAGCTTTTGTTGATAACCTCATTGCTTACCGAATCCTGTATATGTTAGTGACTCCATTCGTAGACACTGACGCATACAAGCTAGGTATCATTGACGCGAACGGAAAAAATCTTAAGAAGTCTAGCACTCTAAAGACACAGCAAGAGAAAGATGCTTACTCATACCTGCATCGTCTAGTCTTCAACATGAAGAAAATTCTAGCGAAACTTCCAGGCGGCGATTCAAGCCTAAAGAATATCGTGGCTGCTCTTTTTCTAGTTAAAGAGTATCACCAAGCTAAAGACAGATCTTCTTCTCTCATGGAACAACGTTTCATGAAAGTTCTAGAGAAAGTCAATGAAGGTGTAGTTCTAGTAGAAGAAGAAATCGAACTGAAGCAGTTCTTGAGAAAGATCCAAGAGGATGGCGTAGTAGGTGGTGCACCAGCAAACAATACTTCTGGTGCTGCTGTCAACGAGCCAAAGATCGATAAGAAAAACATCAAAAAATATCAGGTGATGAACCGTAGAAAGAAAGTGGTAGAATAATGTGGATAGTTGAGTGGCTCCCATCGTGGATATTTACACTGCTGACGTTAGGTGGCGTTGCAGGTATTTTGGCAACTCAATTCTTTAAGTTCATACCATTTGTTTCATCATACACTCTACCAATCAAGGTCGTATCTATCGTTGTGATGGCGTTCGGTCTTTATATGATGGGTGGTGTTGCTAACCAAGAACGTTGGGAAGCAAAGGTAAAAGAGTTAGAAGTTAAGTTAGCGCAGGCTGAGGCTGAAAGCCAAAAGCAGAATGTTAAGATTGTAGAAAAGATCGTCACAAAAACTCAAGTCGTAAAAGAGCGTGGTGAAGAAATCATCCGTTATGTAGATCGCGAGATTGTTAAGTATGATGAGAAGTTTGCTCCAGGTGGCATTTGCGAGATTCCAAAAGAATTCATCAAAGCACATAACGATGCAGCGGAGCAAGTAAAATGATCAAAACTATAGTAGCCCTAAGTATAGCAGGAATGTTGGTAGGTTGTTCAACAACAGTTCCAGTAAAAGCTAAGTTTCCAGATGCTCCTACTCAGTTAATGACAAAGTGCCCACAGCTAAAGAAACTAAATGAGCAACCAAAGCTAAGTGATATCTCTAAAACAGTAGCTGAAAACTATACAACATACTATGAATGCGCTGTGAAAAATGATGCTTGGATTGAGTGGTATCAAGTTCAAAAACAAATTTTCGAGAGCGTGAAATAAAAATGGCACTGGAAGTCGAAGTCGAAGTATTGAAGACGGTCGTTAGTAAACTAGACCAGTCAATTGAAAAAATCTCTCAAGTCAGCAATGACATCGGACGACTGCTCGCTGTACACGATCAGCGTATTGACCAACTGGAACGAATGAGTGATTTAAGAGTGGACGAAATCAAAGAACTGCATTCACGCATCACAACTCAGACAAGAGAGATTGTGGACAAAATGGATGCCATGCAGTCAAGACTTGAGCATAAGATGAGTACTCAGGCAGAGGCTGCGCAAGCGCAACATAAAGAAATTCAAGAAGAAATCAAGAACGACGTTTCCAAAGTAGAGACTAGAGTTGCTGCTCTAGAGAACTGGAAATGGTGGGTTATTGGAGCAGCTGCTGGAGTAGGATTCTTACTCGGTAATCTATCTAATATTGCTAAGTTCTTAAGTTAATCAACATCAAACCCAACACCGTTAGTATACATCTTGTAACGGCTGTCCGCAAATAATCTTTGCAAATTACAAAATAATAGTTGCCTTTTATCTTCACTTAGGGTAAAATAACTACTCTGAGTGGAGATATCATGCTTTACATTGACGCAAAGTACGCATCATTCTTAGGGTCTCGCCTAAGAAATTTCAAACAACAAAAAGACTACCTCTGGAACTTCTCATGTCCAGTGTGCGGGGATAGCACAACCAACAAACTGAAAGCACGTGGTTATATCTACCGAACAAAGAGTGATCTCTTTTGTAAATGCCACAACTGTGGTTTCAGTTCCAATCTTGGTAATCTGATCAAGCGTGTCGATCCAGTACTCTACGACGAGTACGTTCTGGAGAGATACAAAGCAGGTGCAACTCGCTACAACGCACACAAAGACGTAGCACCAATAATCCCCAAACCAGCAACCATCGAGTTACTTGAAGACGACATCCTTGAACCACTCAAGCGTCTCGACAAACTCGACGTATCTCACCCAGCAGTCAAGTACGTTTTGGATCGTAAGATTCCAAAGGATAAGTGGCACCTGCTCTACTTCGCTCCCAAGTTTAAGAAGTTCACCAATGGTGTAACACCAAAATTTGAAGAGCCTATCGTTGGCGAACACCCACGAATGATCATCCCATACTTCACTCCAGCTGGTAAGTGTTTTGCTTTCCAGGCTAGAGCCTATGGCGACGAACAACCTAAGTATTACACCATCAAGGTTGATGAAACTGAAGAGAAGATCTATGGTTTGGATCGCGTAGATTACAGTAAGCGTATCTACGTAGTTGAAGGTCCTATCGACTCTCTGTTCATCCCAAATGCCATTGCGGTATCTGGTTCAAGTTTTGACACTCCCACTATCAGAAAGTTACTTGCGAATGCAACCATCGTTATGGATAACGAGCCTCGCAATAAGGACATCGTCAAACAACTTGAAAAATATATCGAGATGGGGTATAATGTTGTGATGTATCCAGATACCTTACAGGAGAAGGACATCAACGATATGATCAAAGCTGGTCGGTCTCAAGCTGAGATTCTTGACCTAATAAATACCAATACCTTCAGTGGTATGGAAGCAAAATTGAAATTCGCAAATTGGAGAAAATCTTGAAAGTTAAGTTAATCAGTTATTCGAAGCCCTCCCGTGCCATGTATGATGAAGGTCTCACAGATGCTCAAGAGCTAATCGCCTTCTGTGCTCGCGTTAGCAATCCGAGCAATCAATTCAATATGGAAACAGCTGACAAGCTGATTCGTTATTTGATCAAACACAAACACTGGTCACCACTAGAAATGGTAAGTGCGTGTCTAGAGATTGAAACTACTCGTGACATCGCTCGCCAAATTCTACGCCACCGTTCGTTCTCTTTCCAAGAGTTCAGTCAGCGTTACGCCGATCCAACCAAAGACCTCTCATTTGTCCTGCGCGAAGCACGACTTCAAGACGAAAAGAATCGTCAAAATAGTATTGAGATGGAACCTACTATCGGTAACGCTATGATTCAAGATGAATGGAAGCAACGTCAAGTTGATTTGATTCGTCAGGTGAAAGATACATATGAGTGGGCAATAAGTAAAGGTATTGCTAAAGAACAAGCACGTGCTGTACTACCAGAAGGTTTGACTGCTTCTCGTATGTACATGAACGGTACGCTGCGTTCTTGGGTGCATTATTGTGAGTTGAGAATGGAAAATGGAACTCAGAAAGAACATGCTGATATCGCTAAAGAAATCGCTAGTGTTATCTCTGAGTGTTTCCCTATGATGAGGGATCTAGTTGAGAATGCTTCTTAAAGTGATTCGTGATGTTGTTTATGGATATTTCTTCTCTACAAACAACACACGAACATCTAAGGTGTATTCTCCCAAGAGCCTTCTGTCGGATTTTCTCTTTAGATAAATTAGAATGAGTTCTACCTTCGTTGAGTTTGGATTGTTGTTTAGAACGATGCTCCCGCAGCTTTCTACCTTCTTCCTCGCCATATATTTCTTCGTAGGTTTTACCCTTTCTTGTTTCAGATAGTTTTTTAGAACGAAGTTGTTTTAGTTCAGTGGCTTTATCGATACCATATCGTTGCTCGTAGGATTGACCTTTACCACGATTTAATTTAGAATAATCTATGTATTGTGAAGTGTCTCCGCCATCTCCTGATTCTGGTCGAAGATTAGCCCATTGTTTAGAATCAACAATGTTAAGTTTTTCAGATAGAGGAATTGATGTTTCTGTTAATTCTTCTATGGTGGTAAACTGTCCTACAATTTCTGTAGTGACATCGTTACCGTGTTTTTTAAGGTGGTTTAACCATCGTTTCCCAGATCCCTTATAGGTGTATGGGTCTTGAATGGTTTTTCCTAAGTATTTCAACCCAGTGATATTATGGGTTTTTATGTAAAGATAGATCATAATTCCTCCTATCTTTATTTATAAAATCTGTCATTTCATTGAGTTACGATTAAAATAAAGGATTTCCGTATGGAAGACATTGTGCATGGCATAAGGGTTGACTATTCCCGTGACAATTTGTTCGACGAGTTGGGCAAGATTCGTCTTAAAGAAAGTTACATGAAAGATGAAGAAACATCTCCGCAGGAGCGATTCGCTTTTGTTTCGGCTAAGTTTGGTAGTAACCCTGAGCATGCTCAGCGCTTGTACGAATACTCAAGCCAACATTGGCTGTCTTATTCTACCCCGATCCTTTCCTTTGGACGCAGTAAACGTGGTTTGCCAATTTCCTGCTTCTTAAACTACATTGAAGATACTGCGGAGGGTTTAGTTGATAATCTTAGCGAAACTAATTGGCTTAGTATGCTTGGCGGTGGTGTTGGTATCGGTTTTGGTATCCGTTCGGCGGATGATAAGTCGACTGGTGTTATGCCTCACCTCAAGATGTACGATGCGTCGAGTCTGGCTTATCGTCAGGGACGCACTCGTCGTGGCTCTTATGCTGCTTACCTCGATATTAGTCATCCAGACATTATCAATTTTCTAGAGATGCGTAAGCCCACTGGTGATCAGAATATGCGTACTCTGAACCTTCACCACGGTATTAACATCCCAGACAGTTTCATGGAACTGATTGAAAAATGTATGGTTGACCCAGAGGCTGACGACTCTTGGGATCTGGTTGACCCAGCATCCAATGAAGTTCGTGAGACAGTATCAGCAAAAGAACTTTGGCAACGTATTCTTGAAATGCGTATGCAGACTGGTGAACCTTACATTCACTTCATTGACGAATCAAACCGTCAGATGCCTCAGTGGTTGAAAGACAAAGGGCTGAAGATCAATCAATCTAACCTGTGCTCTGAGATCATTCTACCTACCAACGAGAAACGTACTGCTGTTTGCTGCCTGTCTTCTCTGAACCTTGAATACTATGACCAGTGGAAAGAACACCCAACTTTCCTACGCGATGTCGCTGAGATGCTAGATAATGTTCTGCAATACTTCATTGACCACGCACCAAAAGAAATCAAACGTGCTAAGTATTCTGCAATGCGCGAGCGTTCAATTGGTATTGGTGCTCTTGGCTGGCATGCTCTTCTTCAACAGAAGAACATTCCATGGGAGTCTTCAATGGCTGTTGGTCTAAACAAAACAATTTTCAGTAAGGTTAGAGAGAAATTAGATGAAGCTAATAAAGCACTGGGATCTGAACGAGGTGAAGCACCTGATGCTGAGGGTACTGGCAATCGCTTTAGTCATCTTATGGCTATTGCTCCCAATGCTTCTTCTTCCATTCTCATGGGCAATACTAGTCCTAGCATTGAACCTTATCGCGCCAATGCTTATCGCCAGGACACTCTATCGGGTTCTCACCTAAATAAAAACCGTTATCTCGACAAGATTATTCAGGAAGAATCTAAGAAGCATTCTGAAGGATGGGCTGACGATGTTTGGCGTTCTATCATTGCCAACGATGGTTCTGTTCAACACCTCGATTGGATGGACGAATGGACTAAAGATGTCTTCAAGACTTCTATGGAAATTGATCAGCGTTGGGTTGTTCAGCATGCAGCAGATCGTCAGCAATGGATTGATCAAGCGCAATCGCTAAATGTATTCTTCCGTCCAGATTCTAACATTAAGTATATCCATGCTGTTCACTTCATGGCGTGGAAACTGAAGTTGAAAACTATGTACTACTGTCGTTCTGATAAGATCGCGAAAGCAGACAAAGTTGCCAAGCGTATCGAGCGTGAAGTTATCAAAGAGATTGACCTTCATGCTATGACTGGTGATGAGTCCGTCTGTTTGGCGTGTGAAGGCTAACCCTCACAGAAATGCGAAGGTTACTAAATAGTCTTATAGGAGGATTTATGAACTATAAGACTATTTACGAAAACCTGATCCAGAGCAGATCAAATCAACCGCTA